AGCCGTATAAACAACTTGCCCACTAGTGTTAATATATAATTGTACCGCTGAACTTCCATTAGCTTCTGTTGCTAAGATTCTTCTAAATTGACTATCTTGAGTTGCGGACTCTGCGTAAATCCACGCCTCCACAGTAAAGTCACCAGACCCAAGATCAAGAGCTGGCGTTTGGTCTATAAACAAGTAATCACCAGTCCCATCAAACTCCATTGACCCTGTGCCGTACTTTTTAACGGCTGTGTCAATCTGAGCATCACCTACAGTGTCAATATTGTTTAAACCTGTGCGGTCGTAGATGCCAGAGTCTTGGAAATTGAGTAACACAGCCGCTGTATCAGATCCCGAGGTTGCTGATAAAAGAGTAGTAGGCGGCGTAAAACTAGATGTATAGATTGCCGCATCTGAAAAGTATCTAGCATCAGCTATATACATATTCATGTTAGTGCCTGTTAAATTTGTATTAAAGGCGTTTGCGCAGAAAGGTGCTGATGCCGTAGAAAACGGCCCAGAAGCATTTGCAGTTGTTGCTTTTAAATCACCATCAATAAACAACCTCTGGTTTGAACCATCCCAAGATGCAGCAATGTGATGCCACTGATGTTGCTTTATTGCTCCTGCGGCGCTTAGAGATCCTGTTGCGCCGGCTCCAGTAGCACTTGCATAAAAAGCTGCTTGTCCATTGACACCTAAAAATATTCCCCAGCTTCTTTGGTTTCCTGACGCTACCCAACGCGTAATAACAGGGCCTTGTCCTGTTCCGCCTATGTTTCCGTCTGGAAAATCATTGACATAAATCCACGTTTCAACAGTCATCGCTCCAGAAACATCTAGGTTGGCATTGTCTGCAATTGTTAAATACTCATTGCTATCAAAGTTTCCAGAACCACCATCAGTCGTTATGTCCCTTGCATCATCATTCTTGAACGGACTGAACGGGGTTACTTTGGGAGTACCGCTAATAGTAATAGTGCTGTTGTTTGTGCTTTCGTCTGCAAATCTGTTTGATGAGCAGGTTAACAACTGAGTGTTGGTAACAGCTGTTAATGGATCTGTTGGTGGAGTAAATGCAGAAGTATATATTGCAGTTCCTTTAACCCATCTTAAATTGCTAATGTAGCCGTAATATTGCCATCCACCGCCAACAAAATCTCCAATGGTAACATTTTCAGTTTGATTTTGGATTGATCCAGCTTGTGTTGCAGAAGCGGTGTTTACTCCGTTTAACCATAAATCAAAATCGTTTCCATTTCTGGTTAAGGCAACATGATTCCAACCCGAACCAACACTAGTGCTACTTGTTAGCAAGGGGGCTCCAACACTATATGTTGAAATATACGCTACTAAATTGTTTGAACTTATGCCAAATAATATTTCTTGTGTGCCAGACCCCCATTTAGACCATATAGCTTTGTTAGAGCCTCCTGCATTTTCAACATAAACCCACGCCTCAAGCGTAAAATCTTGACCCTCAGGACTTAAATTATTTGAATCAGCTATGACTAAATCTGCGTTAGATGCTCCATCAAAATACCCAGACCCACCATCAGTCGTTATGTCCCTTGCATCATCATTCTTGAACGGACTGAACGAGGTTACTTTAGGAGTACCACCAATAGTAATAGTGCTGTTGTTTGTGCTTTCGTCTGCAAATCTGTTTGATGAGCAAGTTAAAAGTTCGGTGTTGGTAACAGCTGTTAGCGGATCAGTTGGCGGCGTAAAAGCAGATGTATAAAGCGCAGTGCCTTTTACAATACGGACATTTGAAATATAACCATCAAAACCATATGACCCAGTGTACCTATTTCCTATTGTAATAGTGCTAGAGTCATAAGTAGTTGAATCCGTAGGTGAGCCTACATTTGTGCCGTCTACAAAAAATCTAAGAGTAGAGCCATCTCTGCTTAAAGCAACATGATGCCATGTCCCTACGCTAAAAGTAGAAGACGTAAGTCCAGACGTAATACCTGACCCTGACCCATTCCAGTACGTCCAACTATTATTTGTTTCTTGAGCTAAAAAAGAATTGCTAGTATCAGAGCCTGTTCTCCAATCAAATAGATATTTAACTGTTCCGTTGTTTACAGCATTGAAGTAAACCCAAAACTCTAGAGTCCAATCTCCTGAACCCATAGCTATAGCACTGTCTGATGCAACTACACTTTGAGCAGTCCCAAAATAATTAGACCAATTATCCCCATACGGACTAAAGCTACCCTGTACTACAGATCCGTTTTCAGTAACCGTAAAGCCGTTAGTAGACGAGTCAGTAAACGTATTGTTGTCATCACCACTAGTTCCATCACCGTCTAGCAACAGAACAACATTGGCAAAGTCATCATCACCAGTATCAGCAGCACCCGCTGCACCACCTGATGCTTGAATTAACTTCCTAGAAGCTGAACTCATCCTAGTGCTTGCCCCGCTGTAAAGCCGTAGTAGGTTGTGCCACCGTCGTGTGTGATAAACACAAAGTAATCAACAGCGTTAGCTGTAGCAGTCAGTGTTGGCGCTGTAGCACTAGGCCAATCTACTGATGCAGGCCACGTTACTGTGTAACCAGATGCGCTAGCGTCCTGCACAATCTTAAGCGTAAACGACGAAACCTTGCCGCTAGATGCTGGGTTACTAAACGTAAACGTAGTGTTCTCTGTCAAGGTGTGGCTAAAGTTTGTACCGTCACGCAGGTTAACAGTCGTTGCGTTAGAGCTAGATGTTACTGCCGTGTACTCTTCTGATACACCGTTATCAAACGTCACTACGCCATTAGCATCTGTTGTAACAACACCCGACGCCTGAGTAGTACCTAATGTATCCGGTAAAGCTACTGTGTACGTTGAGGCTGCTGCGTGTGCTGGGCCTTTAAGCGTTACGCCGTGGCTGTTGCTTTCGCAGTTAAAGATAACAGTGCCGGGGTTGGTGTTACCGTAGAACACGGTAGCGCCTGTACCATTTGGAAACAGCTCAATGTTGCCGTTAGTGTCAGTAGACTTAACTGCGTTAGCATCAATTTGAATGTTGTCTACGTCTAACTGATTGCCCGTTAAGGTTGTAAACGTACCGGCCGCTGCTGTAGTCCCACCAATAACACTGTTGTCTACAGTACCACCAGAAATAGTCAGGTCGTCAGCAACGTAAGCATCTGCAATAGCTGTTCCTTGCCATGTACCTGTAGCAATTGTGCCTACTGCTGTTATCTGCGTCTGAGAAGCGTCCACAGACAAAGTATCGCCAGTAAGGGTAAGACCCGTGCCATCTACCAAAGCTGTCTTAGAGACGCTTATAGCAGCACTAGCGTTGACATCTGCGTCAACAATTACACCAGAACCAATAGCAGCTACGCCTGTATCAGCAATCGTAATGTCGCCTGATACTACGTTGTCAATCCACTTAGAAGTTCCTGTGTCATAAAACAACACAGCACCATCAGCAGGTGTTGTAATGTTGGTATCTGTAAGAGCATCAAGCGTACCGCCACCAGCCTGTGCATCAACATAAGCCTTGACTGACTGCTGGCTAGGAATGCCTGTAGCAGAGTCGCTAACCATGTCATCTTCATCAAGGAACGTCTTGCCGTCCAAGATGTTTAATTCAGCCGTTGTAGCTGTAATGCCATCTAGCGTATTTATTTCTGTTGCTGTAGCAGTAATGCTTAAATCAGACAGATTAGAAACAGTGCCTTTAGCATCAAGTTGAGTCTGTATATTTGAAGTAACGCCATCAACATAGTTAATTTCAGCAGTGGTAGCTGTTACACCATCAAGCAAGTTTAGTTCTGCTGTTGAGGCTGTAATCCCGTCTAGTGTATTTATTTCTGACGCAGTAGCAGTAATGCTTAGGTCAGACAAATTAGACACTGTGCCTTTAGCATCTAGCTGCGTTTGAATGTTTGAAGTAACGCCGTCTACAAAGTTAAGCTCTGCTGTAGTGGCAGTTACACCGTCAAGAAGATTTAACTCTGCTGTGCTTGCTGTAATACCGTCTAGCGTATTTAGCTCAGTAGCCGTTGCAGTTACACCGTCTAAAATATTCAACTCAGCCGTAGTTGCTGTAACGCCATCTAGTAAGTTAATTTCAGCAGTGCTAGCTGTAACTCCGTCAAGAATGTTTAGCTCGGCAGCAGTTGACGTGATTGCAGTGCCGTTGATTGACAAAGTAGTAAAGTTACCTGTAGAGGCTGAGTTTGCACCAATCGTTGCACCATCAATTGTGCCGCCGTTAATGTCTACAGTAGTAACAGTGCCTAAGTTAGAAACTGTAGCACCAGTAAGATTAACAGTGCCTGTAGCAGTCAGGTTTGCAAACGTAGCAGTGCCAGTAAACGTAGGCCCAGCAAGATCAGACTTAGTTCCTATTGCAGTTTGTATTGCATCAAATTCAGTATCAAACTCAGAACCACGGATAACCTTATTGGTGTCACCTGTAGGCAAAGAGTCCTTAGCAGTAAAATTTGTAGATTTTACGTAGTTAGACATAAGGCTTTCCTATCCGTTATATATCTTTTATTTAAAGACTCGTACACAAGCGCTTAAATAAAAGGGGGCCATTGCGACCCCCGTAGAGTTTTACTCGTCGCAGACAGCGAGGATGAATCCTGCTTCGGGACGGTAAGTTTCGACACCGTACAGCGTGTCAGACGTAAACAGCGTAGACAGGTATTCCTGCTTGTACTGAGTCTGAGAACGTACAGCGAGTTGCTCTGCCATTACCAAGGCATCCTTGTGGAAGAACAAGCAACCACGAGTATCAGCGGTAGACGCAGTGTTTTGAGCAGCAACTTCCAGTACAGGACAGTTGCTAGACACGTAGATGTCTACACCGTACAGGTTACCAATCAGACCTGACTCAACGCCACGGCCACCAACAAAGTCGGAAGACACGTAACGATCAATGCCCATGATTGACTTGCGTGACGCAGGAGGAATTACGAGAACTCGTCCGTCCATAGGTACGTCAGCATCGTCCATCAGCTTGATAGCTTCGCGGAAGCCGAGGTCAGTGAAGTTGTCACCAGTAGTAACAGTGTCAACAGCATACGTAGCAAGGCCAAGAGCAGCATTGAAGTAGTAGCTGTTGCTGTTTACCCAGTTAGCGCCAGTGTTGGCAGGAGTAGCAGTACGAGTACCGTCACCAAAGCCAGTAGCGGCGTTAATCAGGTCAGTGTCAACTTGCAGAGCCAGTTGGTAGCCAGCGTCTTCAGTGTAGAACTGTCGCAGAGAGGACAGAGCCTGTACTTCTACGATGTCTTCGATCAGACGAGAGTACTCAAAGTGACGGTCAACAGTGACAGTCAACTCTGACTCAAGGTTAGCCTGAATGGTTACCGCAACAGCTTCTTGTTTAGCAGATGCAGAGCCACGGATAGGCTTAGGAATGTGGATTACATCGCCTTTCTTGCCTGTCATAGCCATACGCTTGACAAGCGGAGCCATCTTCAGGTTCTTTTGATATGCAGCAATAATTTCATCCGACCAAATTTCGGGGATGAAAGTACCCGCTGCTGTTTTGTCTACTACAGCATTCGCTGTAAAATATGCACCAGAGGTTTCACCAGCCATTTTAATTCTCCTTTAGGCTATTTAACTCGACCCTCTGCGTATGCTTTAAAGATTTCATCAGATAAAGACTGATAACGTTCTGGGTCGGTACGCATAAGTTTAATAATGTCAGCACGACGATAAACTTTCTTACGTGATCCCTCCCCTGTTCCACGAGCATTGCCTGTGGTAGCAGACCTTACGGCATCTTTACGAGCTGCTCTTTCAGCTTGAGCTGTTTGCTGTACTACTTGGTTCTTCTCTTTCCAGAGTGAGAACAGTTCGTGAGCAGAATCGTAATCGTACCCTTGGTCAGCCCTAACAAACAACTGTGTTCGGACTTTTGACCCCTTGATCCACTCTGCAAACTTAGGGTCTTGCAATATCTGTTCCATATCTGGATGCTCAGATTTTAACTGTGCAAGAGTAGCCTGTTGTTTTGCTTGTTGTGTGTAAGCTTCCGCTTCTTTGATCTTAGGGTGGTTGTCTATTGCTCGACTAACAGCGGTTTGGGGATCAACAAAGAAATCAACATCATCTTCATCGTCTATTTGTTGCTGTTGTTGAGGTGCTTGTTGTGCGTTGAGTTGTGTCTGGATGTAATCATCAACAACTTTTCGTAACTCGCCAACTTCCGTACTCTGTTTACCTGAGAACTTCTCAAGCTCTTGGTGCATCTGTACTAGTTCTTCGACAGACTTACCTTGGTACTTTTCTGGGACTTCAGGCTCTTGTACAGGTTGTTCCTCTTCGTGAGGAGTCTCTACGGTGTCCTGTGTGTCGAGTTGATCTGTTGTTTCTAGTTCCTCTTCCTGACGCTCATCAATTAGTGTCGCTCTTGACATTCTAAACTTACCCCGCCTATCATTAGGTTATGGAGAAATAAAATGGGAGTTGCCTCTATTGAGATTCCCTCGTAGTTTTCCCAGCTTTCTCGTGTTCACGTACCCACTTCATGTGCCTACCGGGAAAATCCCCAGAGGCTCCATCTAGGATATGTTGAGTAGCTGAGACAATTTTTGTAGCGTTAGCTCCACACCCGCACCTACTGGATGTAGTATTACCGTCTACAAAATCTTCAAAAGTGTGTCCATTTGTACAACGAAAATCAAATACTTTAATCATCTTCTTCTGGAGGCTTATTAGCTTCCTCGTAGTTAGTTGTAACAATAGTCTCTAAGTTCAGTAAGTGGGCTAATATGTTTAGTTGTCCCTTACGAAAGTACATATCGTTGTTGTCCTTAGCAGCTTCTATACTGTTAATTTGGACAGCATTGTTACTAAAGTCCTGCATGAGTTGTTTCCAACCGTCTGTCATAAAAAGACTAAAGTAATTGTCGTAGTATTTTTGTGTCTCTTGATCCACTTGAGGCCTCTTAGGTTGTCTCTGATTAATAAGATGTACCTTAGTACACTGTATATTATATCATATTTTGAATCAAAAGTCAAGCATTATTTACCTTTTTTGGTAGTTTTTGCTGCTTTTTTAAAGGCAGAGGCTTTAGGAGCGCCTTTAGACCCCGGTTTACGCATCCTTTCACCAGATCCTGCGGCAATCCGCTTTCGTTTAGCGTGAATATTGCTGTATAGTCCCCTAGGCATTACTTCTTAGCCTTCTTCTTCTTTTTCTTTTTCTTCTTAGGGGGTCGCCCTACTGTTTTTCCGTATGTTCCGGGTCCGTATGGCATAACTATCTCCTTACCAGTTTTTGCAAGACCAGTATCTTGCGGTTAGTTTACTAGGCTTGTTAGTGTCGCACTTGTGCCTAGCTCTGAAAGACTTGCGCCGTGCTGGTTGATCTTTCTTGATCGTCATCTTAGCGTCACCAAACCGGATGGTCTTGGTTTTGTCGCCTTCCTTGGCTACCACCACGTACTTCTTGGTTGGGTGATTAGGAGTCCTCTTCGGCTTGTTGTACCCGCTTACCCCTGCTCGTTCCAGCTTTGGATCCTTTTTCTTGGGCATTAGCTTTGGCCTCCAGTTCCTTGACCCGGTTCTCCAACAAGTCCAATTTGTCGAACTGGTCTTTGAACGCTTGGTTGATTTGCTCCAGAAAGCTGTTCATTTCTGTTTGTGTCATTAGCACGGCCAGTAGCTCCTCTTCTAGCTTGGTTGTTGATGTTCTTTTCCTTGAGCGCAACTTCAGCAATTTTCATGCGACGTTCAAACTCTTTGTCAT